CGCAGTTGGTCAGCCAATGGGTGCTTACTCTTCATGAGCTATGCTAAATCTTTGCCATCATCTCCTTCTACAATACTTGAATTTTCAAGTATATGGAGGGGGAAAATGATATGAGAATTATGAGGTATTAGGGGATGACATCGTTATCTTTGACAAAGAGATCGCCGACCGATATATAAAATTATTGGAAGGAGATCTTAATGTTAAGTGTAATGTATCGAAGTCCCTAATAGCCCCAGAAAGACCTGTGATTGAGTTCGCGAAGCGGACGTCAATAGGGGAAACAGAAGTTTCTGCTTTCTCCTGGCGACAAATCCGTAGTTTCGACTCACTTGTCGGAAGAGCATGCGTCGCAGCGGATGTAGTATCCCGCCGCGGCGTGAAGCATCCGCTAAGGGCCTTTAAAGCCATCACGGGACCTCAATGGGGTCCTGTACCGTCGGTCTCCTACTCTCTGATCTCTTTTGCAGGGATCTTAGTGAATCGGGGACTAATACCCTTTCAGACGTTAGCGGATTTCTTGGTTGATACCAAGAATCCTCTACGCATGGTTGGGGGACGGATCATAGCAAATGTTAGAGTCGGTGTTCTCGAGCATTGGGTTTGTCAGTATTGGGCCGGAAGGCCTCTGTCAAAACCCTTTATCAATGTTCGAGCACTGGGCCGGTTACTAGCGTTAAATCAGGCCGCTGCACGTGGTTACATCGAGGATGAAATTGTCAGTCGTTATCGTGATATTGAGCTTCGGCTCAAATATCGCCTTAAGGACATGGCAGCCATCGTAGAGGTAGGTAACGTGCACGGTATGATTCCTATAGATGTCCTCGCTGATCTTTTCTTTCCCGGAGTCCGTTATCGGAGCTCCGTACAACTAGTTGATCTCGATAGTTTATCTTTCGAGGAACTAGTGGATCGATTGGATCGGTTAGATGGATTAATTAGGGATCTTACCTTTTACAAGCAACCGGTTAAACGGAAGCTTGTTTTAGAGGATTCCTTAAAATTAATCCGTCTTATTGAGAAATCTAAGCGAAGAGGTTCACTGTCTTATGAGATAATTTCGAAGGGGTCTAAATATCCATTCCTTGGGATGGATTATAGTCGTCTCGGATTTACTCACAATTTCAGTCGATACCCGATCGTTTTTCGGTAGGGTCGCTGTTGTCTGGCGGTGCTGCGGTAGCGTCGTTGTCCGCTCGAAGGTGCAGTTTGAGGTGATCTAGCAATGGCTTGGTCTCTCGGAGTGAAGGGGTGGGGAATTCAAGGCCCGCTGGATCTTTTGATCCCCGGGGTTCCTGTTTTCCGAAGAATAACCTGGAATATGTTTTGATCATATTCAATCTAGGTTACCATCCCCTCTCCTCCGTGAAGCGTTGGCTCATGTCGTGAGAAAAGGGTTAATACTGCCCTTTGAACTCTCATGACATGCGAAGATCACTTCCAAAGGTCGGGCAAGATCGCCT